GAAGAAGAATAGACCGTACTAACCCCGGTTAATTCTAAGGTATTCAGGCTGTCAGCTGACACCGTCTATACAATGTCTTTCCTATACTCACTCCGGCCTCTAAAGTTTCTATAGTTTTATAGTTTCTCGGGCTCGGGTCGGCTAAGTAATTGAATTTATTCAATCGAATAGATGAATAAAGCATCTAATTGTTGCAAAATCAATAACTTAAGAGCCTGGAGAGGCACCACCCCCCCAAAAAATGTACATAGTGATATATATATAGTTCTATTCCCACACCGGAGGGTTGAAAAATCCTAACACCCATGAAAAACAAATTACTTAAAATAGTTAGAACCCCTTTGTTTAGGCAGAGGATAGTATCTGATAAAACTAAATACAGCCGTAAAGGTAAAAACAAAAGGAATATATATGCCTACTAAAAAGGATGCAGACCCAAAACTAACGAACCGGCAAATTCATAATGCTAGGGGAGTAGTTGCGACAAGACTGACCAAACTTCTAAACAGAGAGGCTAAGATTGCTTTGGGCGAAATAGAGGCAACACCAACTCAGGTTAATGCTTTAAAAAATCAGATAGGCAGATTAATGCCTCAGTTATCTGATATTACCTACACAACAAATGATATGAACAATTCAGAGATTGAAACTGAATATAATGCTTTAATGGCAAAAGCTAAAACTAAAGTAACAGATGATAAGGTAGTGGATATAAAATCTAAAAAGACAGGTTGACAAAAACATATTCCCTTACTATACAAATTAGATGAATAATATATTAGAACAAGTCAAGGAAGTAGGGATAAAAGAAAGATTAAGTCTTGAGAAACATAAAGCAAAGGAAAAAGCAGTAGGTCTTAATATTCAGGAACATATTAGTGCTATCCATCGAAGAAAAGAAAAGGCTAGTTGAACTACACACTCAATTAGAGGAACACAAGAATAATAATAAATTAAGTTTCTATAAGCCTTACCCCTATCAAAAAAGATTTCATAATCTCGGTAAAAAGAATAACCAGAGATTACTCATGGCAGCAAACAGAGTAGGCAAGACTTACTCTGGCGCAGTAGAACTATCCTATCACTTAACAGGACTATACCCTGACTGGTGGAAGGGAAAGAAGTTTGCTGAACCAATACGCGCTTGGTGTGGGGGTGAGTCGAATGAAACAACGAGGGATGTTCTACAATCAAGCCTTTTTGGCCAACCAGATGACCCTTCTGCTTTCGGCACAGGTGCTATTCCCAAAAGTTGCATAGTGGACAGCACAAGAAAACCCGGAGTGCCAAACGCATTTAACTCTGTCATTATCAGACATGTTTCAGGTGGAACATCAAGAGTAGGTTTTAAGGCCTACGAGATGGGTTATCAGAAATGGATGGCTGAGAAGTTACATGTAATATGGTTAGATGAAGAACCCGATCAAAGCATCTATTCACAAGCGGTAACTCGTACCGCAGATACAGGTGGATTAGTCTATATGACATTTACCCCTGAGTCGGGTGTGACTAATGTAGTATCAAACTTCTTACATGATATAAAAAAAGGACAAGCCTTAGTACAAGCAAGTTGGGATGATGCACCTCACTTAGATAAAGATACTAAAGAGCAAATATTAGGTGCGTTACCGGCACACGAAAGAGAATTAAGATCAAAAGGGATTCCAGTATTAGGTTCAGGATTAGTCTATCCTATTCCCCCTGATGATATAAGAATTGAGCCGTTTAAAATTCCTTCCTATTACAAACAAATATGTGGATTGGATTTTGGATGGGATCACCCCACAGCAGCAGTATGGATTGCACTAGACCCTGATACTGACATAGCCTATGTCTATGACGTATACAGAGAGAGAAAGGAAAGTCCAATCATTCATGGTGCTGCAATTAAAACCAGAGGAGAGTGGATTCCTGTCATGTGGCCTCACGATGGCATGAGACAGGATGGGCAAACTTCAGGTGTTACCCTTGCTGACCAATACAGAAAGCAAGGTATCGCCATGCACTACGAGAAGTTTTCTAATCCCCCTGCCCCCGGGCAAAAAGAAGGACAAGGTGGTAACTCAATAGAGCCGGGTGTATTTGAAATTATGACAAGGATGCAAACTGGAAGATTTAAAGTCTTTAGTAATTGTCCTTTATGGTTCGAGGAATTTCAAATGTACCACAGGAAAGATGGCAAGATTGTGGCGGAACGAGATGACTTAATGTCTGCTACAAGATATGCCATGCAGAGTTTACGCTTTGCAAGAACAGAAGAAGTTAGACTGCGAAGTGAAACCGCAGATTATGATTTTGACCCCTACGGAGAATAGTTATGGGAATAGTAAAGGAAGTTGCAAAAGGCATATTTGGTGGCAAACCAAAAGTTGAATCACCTCCAATAATATCTCAAAAAAAGATTAGTTCAGATGCAGAAAGTATAGCCAATAAAACTATTGCTGATCAAAAAAAGAAAAACAGAGGTTTTTTGGCAACAATTAATACTTCACCTCAAGGTTTAATTAGTGATGAAAATGTAAACACTAAAACTTTATTAGGATAATATTATGTCTAATGTAAGGTTTAGTCCTGAAGAATTACAATCAAGAGCAGAATCACAAGGCCATACTATATCAGATCAAGTAATGGGTCTGCATAGTAGATCGCCTCAATTTGGTGGCGTGATAGGTATTATGGATATGTTGTTTATGAAAAAAGGTTGGACAGACACAACATCTGGTAAAACAAATCCAGTAGGAACAAGTTTTTTTGATACAGCTTTAAATAAAGTAAAAGAACAAGACCCAAAATCATACGCAAGTATAACAGGCATAACTCCGCAGCAGAAGGTTTCACAATTAACTCAATCAAAATCAAAACAAACATTGAGTAATTCCTATAGTGAACCAACTATAACTAGAAGATCATTATTAGGATAATATTATGGGTATAGGAATGTTAAAAACAGGCAAAGATAAAAAGGGTAGAGATACTTATGCTAGAGGAACAATAATGAAAGTATCTGATGTTAAAGCTGATAAAGCAGAAGGTGTTAAATCAGGGCATTACAATCCAGAAGGAACACACAGACCAACTTATACAGCAGATGAATTTTCTAAATTGAGTGAATCACAGCAATTTAGTTATAGTGGTAAAAAAACAAAAGTTGCTAAATTATCTGCATCAGAAGAAAAAAAATATAGCACATTAGGTAAAGCAACTATAAATAAACGATCATTATTAGGACAAGTAAGTTGAGCCATTTTAAAAGATTATCTAATCTAAAGAATCGAGGAAATTGGGAAGAAAGATGGCAACGTATCGCTGATTACATCCTCCCAAGAAAAGCAGAAGTAACTACTAAAAGAGCAAGAGGTGAATCAAGAGTTGTTAAGTTATATGATTCAACAGCCATACATGCTAATGAATTACTAGGCGCATCACTTCAGGGAACATTAACTCCATCATCTGCATTATGGTTTGGTATTCAGGTGGAAGATGAGGAACTAAGAGAAGATCAGGAAGTCAAAGAATGGTGCGGTATGGCAGCAGAGAAAATGTTTTCTGCAATTAATAATTCTAACTTTCGTTCAGAATCACATGAGAATTATTTAGACATGGGTTCTGTTGGTATTGCTACTTTGCTTTGTGAAGAAAATCAGGGTAGCCAAGAACAATTTAATGGACTTATGTTTAAATCATTCTTCATATCTAATATTTATCCGGCTGAAAATCAGGATGGCATGGTAGATACTGTATTTAGAAAATTTGAATGGACAGCTAGACAGGCAGAACTTAAATGGGGTAGAAATAAACTATCTGAAAAGTTAAGAGATAAAATAAAAGATAAGCCTGATGAAATGCACGAATTTCTGCATGTAGTCGAACCAAGAGATAAGAAAGGTAAAGCTAAAAAGAATATGCCTTTTGCATCTTACTACTATGAAGTAGAAACAAAACACTTATTAGAAGAAGGCGGTTATAAAGAATTTCCTTATGCTGTTCCTAGATGGTCAAAAGCATCTGGAGAGAAATATGCAAGAAGTCCGGGGTTTACTGCAATCCCTGATATAAGAACTTTAAACAGAGCAGTTGAATTAGAACTAAAGGCTTGGGCAAAAGATATTGATCCGCCTTTAGGAGTACCAGATGAAGGAGTAGGTGGTAAATTAAAACTAACACCTGCTGCACAAAATTATATAAGAGCAGACTTAATAGATAAAATAAGACCTTTGTTGTCTAACTCTCGTTACGATGTTACACAACTAAAAGTACAAGACCTACGCACAAGTATCAGACAAATATTTATGTCTGATCAACTTCAGATGCAACAAGGGCCACAAATGACGGCCACAGAAGTTCAGGTACGTTTTGAACTCATGCAACGATTAATCGGCCCAACATTAGGTCGCATGGAAATGGAATATTTAAAACCAATTCTAAATCGTGTCTTTAACATCATGTTAAGGAAAAACGCATTAGGTGTTATTCCTGAAATCCTACAAGGCAACGAAGTCAATGTTAAATTTATCGGGCCAGTAGCTAGAGCGCAAAGACTTAATGAAATTGCAGCTATTGAAAGATGGATTGGTTCATTAATACCTGTATCACAAGTTAATCCAGATATTTTAGATTGTGTTGACTTTGACAGAGTAGCAGAAGAAACAGCAACACTATATGGTGTGCCTGATAGACTACAACGCTCACCAGAAGAAAAAGATGCTCTTAGACAACAAAGAGCGCAACAAATGGCACAACAACAAGCCTTACAAACAGCTATGGAAGGTACTAAAGCAATTAAGAATATAGCAGATGCCGAAGGCGACTAATAAAGATTACGCAATTACGTTTGGTTCAGAGCAAGGT